ATTTCTACTAAATCCCATTTCTTCTCTAGTGTCTTCTCTTACTTCCCTAGCTGCTATACTAAAGTCAGGGGGTACGTGACTTTGTAGTAATGCAACAGCTTTTCTTATATCTCCATTTAGACCTACGTCTATACCCACAGCAGCCTTTACATCTTCATCTAGCAATTTAGAAAGCTCGTCTTTGTTTATCCCCTTATCATATAAAACCTTAAGTATAGCTACTCTCCGATGTTTCTTTGCCATTGTTCTTATATCATTAATTTCTTCTTGCCTGGGTTTTACTATTCTAGCATCAGGAACCCACCAAAAATGATCTGGGTCTTCATTGAACCCTAGGACCTTTGCAGGCAAACCTTCAGTTTGTAAATAATCAAATTCATCCCGTAAGTATTTAGGATGATCCAAAGTAAGTGTAAACACCTTACCACTTCTTTGGTCATGATACTCCCACAGTTCAACCCATTCCTCTTGGTTAATAGTAGGGAATTGTGAAGTTGGACTCTTCTCTGGAGCACCATCATGGGAACCTTCTAACTTACTTCTATAGGGACCTTTTAAGTTCTTTGTGTTCATGAACTTAGGGTCTGCTTTACAATCTTTAAGAATTCTCATTTTTCTAAATGCAAACCAAGGTGATGTTCTCCAAGTGCTTGTTCCCCATGGGACTACAAAATCCTCAGGATTACATCTTAAGAACCAAGGCATTCCAGGCTTAACATTATTATTATATTCAATACGTTCGCCCTTTTTACTGAATGCACTTAAACCAGAATCTTGAGATTCCTCTGAGGTAATTTCAGGGTTAAAGCCATATTCACTATCATATCCTAGTATCCCTGGACCTCTACCTGAGAAGAAGCAATCCATAACACTAGATTTAAGTTCCCTTTTTAATCCAGTTTCATTTATAAGATAGTTATCTAATCTCTCAAGTAATAGTGCATGCATACCAAACCCTGGCATGGTTGGCATAACGGATACCCTAGGGTTTCTAAAATACACTTGAGGAACTATAGAACGTGCTATAGAAAACATTATATTAACAGGAACAATACCTTTATTCCAGAATCCACGGTACATATTTTTATATGTTTTCCAGGATTTACTTTGCCCATATAAGGTACGGTAACGAATACCCTCTCTTATACTTTCCTGCATTTGTTGCAGAGTTTTATTTACTGTACCTACACCACTACTATCCGCCATGAGCCTCCTTTAATCGTTTCAGTTTTTCCTCTTTATCATTTGGAGGAGTTATACCTCTTTTTCTAAGGGATTCCCATTTCATTCTCATTATCTTTTCTCTAACTCTTTTATTCATGTTTTCCTTTTTATATTTTCAATTTTTGAACTTACGAAAAACCTTGTTCCCAATCATCTGCAGCAACCGTTAATTCCGTTTGCTCTTCAGTATATGGACTATTAACTACACTTGGATTACCAAAGTTATCTCTACCTTTTGTCTTGTCATGAGCCCAACTAAGGAAATCATCCATCTTAGTTTCATATTTAAAATTGATTGCTCTAGGTCGTACATTATCTGAAATAATCTTTCCAGGTCGAGCTATTTGGATTTGATATGCAAGGGTATCTAATATGTCCTTCTTACACATTTTATTATTAGGAACATAATCTGTGTATTCCTCGATGAATTCCTTATGGTCTGGTTTGCAATGTAATGCAAAGTTTGATGCTAAAGGTTCTATTGCTCTTATCCTAAGTTCCTTATGTATATTACCTTCAGGTTTTATTCCCCTAATGTTCATCCGAGGTACCTTACCCTCATCCATATATTCCCTTGCAAAATGCCCTATTGCTTTTTGATAGTATATATCCTCTATTCCAATTTTCTCTGGTTTAAATATTTTCCAATGCTTAGCCATTGTCATTATAACTTCCGAAGGGTCTAAACGACCTACATCATAATGTAATATCCAACAATGATGTTTATCGTCCCAAGCGCAGGTAAGTACAACAGTATTGCAATCAGATTTACGCTTGGTGTCTGTCCATTCAGCCAAATCAACAGTTGTGAATATCCTAACTGTCTTAGGAATTTCTTCACTAAATTGGTATAATTGTAGCCAGGATTTTTCAAATAACCGTTCTTCATGAGATGTTGGTGTTAATAAATATTGGGTTGCGAATATGTATGGACCTTGAGCTGCTCGTATAATCTTAAGTTGGTCTATATCATAGCATGATTCCCATTCTGGTTTACATAATTCCCAATCACCTTTTTCTTTTAGTTCATCTAGGTCAACAGCACCCCTTATGAAACGTTCATAAGATGGTTCATTTTCCCATATATAATTTATAAGGTCTTTCTTTGCCCAACGTGTTCCTGCATTATGAATATGTGTATGTCGACCTGGAACTAACAATGATGTAACTAACTTATGCCAACCTATTGCTTTCTCTATATCATCTCTATCAGGTTGTAACTCACCCTCGCTGAAATCATCTTTCTTTGCATATATTAAATCATCTTCTATAACTATATCATAATGACGAGATACTGACGCTCCACCTATGCCTGCAGTTTCAAATGTACTCTCGGTGAAATCATCATTTCTATGGATACACGCAGATTGATTAGACCATTTAACCCTATTAAAGTTATGGGGGATAACCTCTGGGAATAACATCTGCATAACTCTATTAGATTCATAGGTCTTACGAATAAGGCTTATCATCTTTTCCGCATTGGTTATAACATACGATGCAATGAGTACCCTCATATCAGGACCAAGTTGCCAAAACTTATCTTCCCAAGCTTTAGCATAAGGGAATTCATTTTCCTCTGTCCTAGGAAGTGTTACCCATGTTGGATATGCTATGCTACCAATCCAAGTTTTTACGAAAGAACGAGGCATCGTTGCCTGTTTTCTTTGAGATGGACTTGATAAGAAATCACAGTATTTTCCATGTAAAGAATCAATTATATCATCAAATCCCATTACCGCTTTACAATAACAGAATAAGTTACTCAGACATTTCTGTCTTAATACTGACCTTTGTTGCTCGGTCATTTTTACTAGGTTCAACATCACCTGCTCCTAAGTTTGGATATTTCTCCGCCCCTGTTCGTGTATCATAGGCTAATACTTCCTCAAATCTATCAGCCATTTTTTCAGTAACCTCTATAGAAATTTTAGTTTTTTCCGTATGGGCTTTATACCCAGCTCTATCTAATACACTATCAGCGGTGACTTTTTTTACTGATTCTGAATTTCCTGTTCTAAGTATATTCTCATAGGTTTCAACAGCACGTAAAGCTAGGGATTTAAGTTTAGCTTCTACAGGGTCACCTTCAGCAACAGATGTACTTTTCTTATCTATTGTTTGAGATTGTAGCTCAACCATTTTTCTTTGTCGTTCATCTGTAAACATAGGACTATTTCTAATAACGGACACCCGTGCAGGCGTAATCCCTAAGTCCTGACTCATTTGATTTCCAGTATTCCCAGCTATATCCATAAGCACCATAAGATGTATCTTAGAGGTCATCCGATCTGGTTGTGCATTAATTGTAGATATTGCTTTCATATCCTGTGGTATTATTCTTGGCATAACATGCTCCTTTTTAATAAAGACAAAAAACGACAGTCGATCATCAGCGGTTTAACCACTGTGTCAAAATCTGTCGTTTGCAAACGTAGTAACTAAAGGTAGCGAACCCCTAGGTTGACTTTCGTCATATTGGATGCTGTAAATTCAAAAGCAGAAAAAGTCATAAGTTCAATTTTAATATTTTGAAATTACGGTTTCCTAGTTTCCATATATAGTATAACATATATTACCTAAATTGTCAAGCTAATTTGAAAATAAATTGAAATTACCTAACCCCTTGTGTCCGAAGGACTTATGAAATATTACTCAAATTTTTGGCTCGTATATATTTTATCTAATATAAATAAGACTATCCTGTTGGGGGGGTGGTGGGTATAGAGGTTTTTGATACACTATTCTTGAAAAATTTTAATTCCTATGCTGTGGTGTATATCCTTGTAGTGTATAGGTTTGTAAATGCTAGGCTCTGCAATTAAGCAGAGAATATAGAGAATAACTAGCCTTGCTATTGTTTATATTATATTAATCGGTTGCAACCTATTACTTAGGTAGGATTTAGCCTAATTTAGTTATATCTGCTAATGTCAAGCCTCTGGCTTTCAATGCGTCAAGGATCGCTTTATTTCCAGCACGCTCGGCTTTGTTTGCTTGCTTCTGTTCTTCGGTCAATGCTACTCTTGCAGAATGTCCATTACTGGCTTTAGCTTTTTCTCTTGCTGTATTGTTGGCGTCTACTTTCAAGGTTCTCTGAATATCCTTTGCTACTTTTTCGGCTGTCAAGTTTTCAATAGCATTGTCAATTTTCTCCTGCGCATTATCGCCCTCTAGGACTAGGTAGTCAAAACTATATTCTACAATTTCGCCTGTTTCCTTTACGGAATATTTACCTGTTGCGTTCATATTTACCCCTTTTTTGTTGCAAGGCTAGTTATTTCCTAATTGTCAATGAGCTATTATTTTATTAGATATATACAATATAACATAAAATTTAGGAAATTACAAGGTTATTTTAAAGATATTCCTAAAAATTGAACTTACGGCTTGTGGAACTGAACTTACGAAGAAGTCAATGTTTTCAATGCTTTTTTGCAAAGTTACACGGTTCCACAGTTACACACGTATTATTTTTCTTCTCTGCTTAAAAATATATTTTATATATATAATTATTTATATATTATAGGAATTTAGAGAAATGGACCCTTGCTTGAAATTATACTATGTGGAACTCGTGGAACTCTCTCTTTTGGGCGTAAGTCGTTGTGGCTCATAGGGTTAAGGGTTACACAAGGCGTGGAACCCTTATATCCTTACGGCTCAAGGACTTATAACTTTTGTCCTTATTTCAAGGTATCAAAGTATGGCTAATGCTCTTAACTATGCCCTAGTGTAAGCCTCGCTACAAATTCGCCCCTTCTGGTCTATAACTTCAATAGATAAACGCAAACCCTAAACTTTAATGGAAACGTTTACAAAAATATCTTTTCAAAACCCTAAAAACCTATACCCCTATTCAATTTTTATTTTTTGAAACCGCTTGCAATTTCAAAATATCTATGGTAATATTGAACTATACAAAGCCGAACAAAATCCAAAATCATATATTGAACTTATCAAAAAATGAAAATTGAACTTACAAGCCTAAGTAACAAATTGGAAAGAGGATCACTTTATTATTTATTAACCAAGCCTTTATTGGAAAGGCTAAAGTAAGGAGGATGGTATGAGATTAGTATCACTTCAGCAGTTTTTAGATACTGCTGCAAAACAATATCTAAAAGCAACCGAGGCTGCTAAAGATAAGGAAGAAAAGAAGCATATGTATACTGGACACCAAGCAATTCAGCATTTGGATAAAGCACTAAGTGAAGACATTAAACACATAGAAGTTGATTTTGAAGGTATTATTAACCAAGCCTAGTAGATTAGGCTAAACCGAGGAGGGCTATATGTTCTATGTTGTTTGGAAAAGAGGGTTGGAAAGGGTTCATGATAATAAAGGATTTGCAACACATGCACAAGCAAAGACTTATGCAATTAATGAACTTCCTACAGGATGGGCATTTGGGATACTTCAATATAAGAATACTGTTGAGTTTAAGGCTGGGGTGTAATTTCAATATTTGAACTTATGAGCAGGAGGGAATATGCCAGAAACAATTAAACAGGTTATAATGAAAAGGGACAAGTTAAGTGCTGCTGAGGCTGACGAATTGATTAAGGAAGCCTCAGAGGAAATGCATCGTAGGTTAGGTATGGGAGATATATGTGGAGCACAGACTATTTGTGAGGATTACTTTGGGCTTGAGCCTGATTATCTGGAGGAGCTGATATGAGAATAGAAATTGAGGATACCAATGGAAATACTGTAGGTAGTTTTAGAATACATAACATTGGGGAAAAAGACATTCAAGAGCTTAAAGGCTTTAGTGTAGCTGACCTTGATAGTGATTATATTGGAAATACTGATGATGTGTTAGTAAGGTTACAAGAGGAGCTGATATAATGGTTAATTTATTCAAGGAGGATGCTATGAAGATTATAAAGACAGAGGATTTTGTGAATGGAATATTGATAGTTGCTATTGTTGTGTTGAGTGTGATAACATTCATAATACATTAAGGAGAACTATGAAAGGAAATAAAAAGAAACAAGGTCAGAAAGAATCAAAGTATGCAAAGAGAGTTAGACATAGACGAGCTAAGTTTGGATATTATAGTATCATGGCTGATACAACAGAAGGTATTAAGAATAAGAGATATACATATCCCTCAGAATGTAAGGTTGTTCAAGCAATAATTTCACAAACTAATGAGGTTCAACTACCTCGGGCGTAATTTCAAATATTGAACTTATAAAACAGGAGATATAATATGTTGTCAGAGGATCAAAAGAAAGCTGGTAGAGATTTAATGAAAACACTTCAAAATGAAATAATGCCAGCTTTGGTTGCAATACATCATCAGAAAAGTGAGGAAGATTGTAAGATGAGAGTTATGGAGGAATTGGCGACAATTGGAAGTTTAATAATGACAGGGCATTTAATCCTTAAACACAAGGAAGGTGAAACTACAGATGATATTATTAAAAAGTTTGAACTTGAGGATAGCAAAGAAAATAGCTCGCCATCGAGCAAAAGGTTTGAAAATGAAGGCTAGTGTAAGGAGTCAATATATTGTGGCTATGGCATTTAGGATAGCTAATAGTATGGGAGATAAGGAATGTTAGGTTATTGTAATAATTGTAAGGAAAATAGTATAAAGGTTAAGGTTTATGTTAGAAAGAGTGATGGGAAAAAGTGCAGAGTTGAATATTGTTTGAATAGGTGTGGTTATAAGAAAGACCTGCCCTTTCCTGAACAGATAGTCCTTAATAAAGGGAGGTAACTAAATGATTATACAATTAGCAAAGAATACAGCTGTAAATACAGACTATGTAATAGGAGTTTCTAGATGTGCTGATGACAAAACAGAAGTTTGGCTTAGTTATCGTGATTCTTCTTATCCTACTCCAGGTTCCTATGATAAAAAAGTAATAATCTATAAGAGTTTTGATGATATTGTTAAATTGTTGAAGGGAGGTAAATAATGCCAAAAAGTATATATGAAATAACTACAAGGATTGTAACTGATAGTGATGGGCTGGTGTCCACACAAGTAATAAAAACAAGAGAATTAACCTCAATACCTGAGGAGGATGATGATGAAGACGATAACATTAACGAAGGTTAATAATTATATGAAATATGTTTATCCAAAGGAATTTAAGGGTAAACTTAGATGTGAGTGTAACGCAGAAGTTGATAAGCATAGTAAATATTGCTGGTGGTGTGGAGGGAAATATAAATGGGAGGAAAAGAATGAAAAAGGGTGACCAAGTAAAGAAAATCAAGCCTTTAACTGCAGGCACAGAAATAGCTCATAATTTTTCTACATTAGTTAGAGCTGAGGAATGGGCTAAGACTATGGATATGCCTTTAAAGGCTCGACCATCAAGTGAGTTCCCTAATACATTCCATGTTGTTTTAAAGGAAAATTATGACCTTGTTGAACGAGGTTTAGTTAAATGGGTTATATCTGATGAAATGAGTATATTAGATAAGAGTACAGGTCTTTATCATGTTGTTGCAGTTAGTGATTGGGAAGTGGAAATAGAAGGTACGCCTGAATATCAGAGTACGGTTGCATCTATGTCAGAACAGCAACTTAGGGATTCATTGGATTGTCTTAGAACACAAAGGAGAACTGCACCTAGGGTTAGGATAAAAGCTCCAGGAGCTCCAAGACTTCCAAGGGTTAAAGAAGATCCAATGATGAAAGCATTAGCAGGTATGGATCCAGTTAAAAAACAAGCACTTATGGAAAAGTTGGGGATGGTATAATGAGCAAGAACTTATTATTACTACTTATTACTGTATTTTTAGGTATAGGTATAGCTCCATTATTTATTAAGCCTATAAATTGGGGTATGGTATGTTATGGGATTGGTGCTACGATATTAAATATTGGTGTTTTAATCTTAATGAAATGAGGAGGTGAGAAAGGAAATGAAGTTTAGAGTGGGTGATAAGGTTAGGCAGAAAAGAAGTGGCTCTAATACTAACCCAAATGATAATGGCAAGGAAGCTATTGTTACAGTAGTTGGTGGGAGTTACTTGCGTGGCAAAACTGATGATGGTATCCTAATTGACTGTATTGGAGAGTGGAAACTAGCCAATACAAGGTGGAGAGGAGAAGGTGCATTTGAATTGGTACATGAAACAACAGGTACAGAGGAATTAAAAACAGTTAAAGAACAAGGAGGCAAAGAATTTATGTATAAGATAATCTCAGATAATTATGAGAAGACTAGTGATGCGTTGTTGGTTGAGAAGTACATAGGTGGTCAAATGACCAATAGCTTTATTGGTGGATTAGTAGTGTCTGCTAACAAAGACGCTATTCTGACAGAAGCCAAGAGATTGGACAAAGAGGCTAAAGCAAGAGATAAAGCCTGTTAGTAAGTAATTAAAAGGGGCGATGTGCATGGGGCATGGTAAGCACATCAGGGGGTGGTGTAATCAAGGTTGGTCATGTCCATAAACCTATCACCACCTACTAAGCCCTTGTTCTTTTAAATGTCGGTGTAGCTTAATTGGGAAAGCATTGATAATTATAACCATTAAAGATGTAGGTTCAAATCCTGCCACCGACCTGTTTTCATAAATTCAATTATTGAAATTACAAAGAGGAGGAACAAATGACATTAGATTCATTGAAAGAAGTAAGTAATATAATACACAATATCAACATTGATAGTGAGAGTGGAGTAATAATTGCCAACAAGGTAATACAACTTATGTGGTTCAAAGAAATACTAAACTTTGTTGCAGCAGCTATTTTTATAGTATTAGTAGCTATTGGAATATATTATTTAATAAAACATATAGGTGACTAAAGAGGAGGCAATAATGAAATATAATAACTGGAAATACAATCCCAAGACTAAAGGTAGTGGGATTATTTGTTGTATCCCTCAAAAAGGAAAATGTCCATATAATTGTCCAGATTGCTTTTATCAATCAGGTAGGTCTTACCTTGAACCATTAGATGATAACTTACCTCATATACCTGGTACTGATTTAACAGAGAATAGGATAGTTAGAATGAATGATGGTAATGACTCAAACTATAAAAGGAAACTGGTTGAGGCTGTTGCATCAGGATATAAACATGTATTCTTTAATACCTCAGAGCCTATTGATTTGGATAAATTTCCAGGACCTTTTGTTCTAACTGTTAATCCAAGGGAAATGACTGACTTTGATTTTCATAAAGTTCATCCTATACCAAAGAATATAATGTACGTTAGAGTTAGGGTTAATACTTGGAATCCAGAAGTGTTAACGTCTGCTATTGATTATTATACGAGCAGGCAGGTAAGGGTTATTATTACCTTTATGTCCTATTATACTGAAACTATTCCAGAGGATCAAAAAGAGTTCTATGTCTATGCAAAGAGAGTTACTAATAGTTACTGGAATATGAAGAGAAGTATGCAGAAGGATATATTAAGTGCGTTTGAAGATAATCCTTATGTATATGAATGTGGGTATAAAGATACACATTCTTGTAAGTTCTGTGGGAATTGTCTTAGGGAATATTATAGGGTAATTGAGGAGTGTAGGACATGAATTACAAACAAAAAGCGATTGAGTTGCTAGGGGAGAAGGAAACTAATGCCGAAGATTTAGGCAATGGTGATTTTGTAATAGCAAGAAATAAGTACAGAAACCAAATATACTTCAAAGCAGTTGAAGTGGTAGTGGGGTTGCTGGAAGAAATGGAATTAAAGATAGGTGTTTGGCTTTGCCCTAAGTGTGGTAAGGGTTGTCCTAGTGGTAAACTCTGTATAAATTGTATGGAGAAAAGAATACAAGAGATAAAAGAAGAATTTGATAAACAAGTATTGCAAACTACTAGTATAAATACAGAACTCCAATCAGCTAAGGAGAGGGTAGAGGAGTTGGAGAAGGAAGCAAGTAGAATAAGATTAGGAATGGGTGATGATTATGGTGATGACCCTGTTGCTGTAATAAATACCCTAAAAACCAAATACCAAGAGTTGAAGGATAAACTGACGGTGGAGAATTTAGTAAAAGCTCAGATTAAAATAGGCTATGGGTATCCCCTAGGTTATTACCAAGTACAAAAACTTACAGAAATAGCAGAAGCACTAATAAAAGAACTAAAGTCTACCAATGATGTAAAGGAGGTCTATGGACACAAGTAAAGAATATATCAAGATGTGTGAGAAGGCGGTGGAGATACAGGACATATTTAAAAAAAGAGGGTTAGGTGAAAATGATTTTATAAACAGAGATAAAAAAAACCCCAAAAGAAAAGGATTTAATTTAATTATATGGCTCCCTCGCCAAGACCAGTTGCAGGGGGTATATGACGATAACAAAGGTTTTACACACCAAACATTACATCATTTTATAGCAGCATACAATAGAGGATTAGGACTACATAACTCTATGGAACAACTCTGGCTGGCGTTTGTGATGAAAGAAAAATATTCCAAGGTGTGGAATGGGGAGGAGTGGAAGTCTACCAATGATAAATGATGGAGGTATAAAGTGATAAAAAATAACGGTTGTTGTGATTTAGAGTATGCTAAAAAGATAAAAGAGTTAGGGGTTAAGCAAGAGGGTGTTTGGTGGTGGTGGGTTAATAAACTTTCACACTTAGGAAGACCTATGCTTCATAATTTTGGTTCTGGTGAATTTAAACACTGGGATAGATTTGTCGCTTTCACAGTAGCAGAGTTAGGGG